CGATGCTTAACGTTGGTAACGCTATTGGGTTCTCCGCAGTAGAAGGTAGGTGGTATCTGATCGGAGATGTCGGAAGCACAACAGGCCTTAACGGAGAGGACGGAGCAGACGGAGCAGACGGTGCTCCCGGTCAAGACGGTGCTCCCGGTGAGGACGGAAAAGACGGAGATCCCGGTCAAGACGGAAAAGACGGTGCTCCTGGCAAGGACGGAAACGATGGGGCTCCGGGCAAAGACGGTGAAGATGGTGCGCCCGGTGAGGATGGAGAAGATGGGACTCCCGGCACAAACGGTCAAGATGGTGCTCCGGGCAAAGACGGTGAGAAGGGTGAGAAGGGCGACGACGGTGAGAAGGGCGACAAGGGCGAGGCCGGGAAGGACGCTGATGGCGGTGACGATGTTTGGGTTGTTTCTGATCCAAATGAGTTTGGGCAAAGGTTGGTGAGGTTTCCAGATCAAATCAGCAACCCCGATGACATATATGATTTTAAAATCCGGTACTCCACAGACCCCGAGCAAGGCACAATAAGCAGGGCACTAATCAACGCCTATAAACTTTACGTCAAAGATATAGAATCAACCGGAAGCATAAAAGCGACTGATTCTGTTGAATCTACAGAGGTCAAGGCGGCGGCTGTAGAGGCGGGTGCCTCTATTGCTTTAGAGCAAGTCGTTGTTGGCGGGATTGTGGTTGGGGATGCAGTAATAAAATCATCATTCAGTGAAGATCAAAAAGCCGAGGCAATGGGCGTGCAGTCTGCGCTTAAAGTTATCAAGCCAATGCCCGATCCGTTACCAAATAAGGTAACCGTTGATATTGATAAAGACGGAAACATTACCGCAAAAGGGGCGGTGCAGGCGTCTGAATTTCTAGACGCTGACGGTAACAATATCCTTAAAATTCCATACGATGAGTCGAACCACAAACTCATGGTTAGCACGATCGAACTCTCACTCGATCCCGCTACCGGAGAGTGGGGCCATGACAGTTATCTGCATCATGGTGGCATGACCATGAGCGGCTATGCTGGCGATGGTGACTGGGCAGAAAGTGCCATTTCGGTTTATGCCTTCCCCGCTGGAATTGGCACATCGTATTTCCAATACGTATACGATTTAGACACCGCTGGAGCAAGCGATCCTGTCCATGTATACGGTGATGGCGTGTGGGCGGTATGGGAGGAGCCCAACGCGCCCACCAAAGATTTTGCAGTTCGTATATGGGGCGGGCGTTTAAAGAGGGCGGGAATAGGTGCGCCATATGGTCAATGTGAGTTTTATGAGGGTCACTTTGAAGAGGTCTACGCAGATTCCTACCTAGATAAGGACGGGAGTGCAATGATGTCTATCAGCGATGTCATTGATGGATTCTCAGCAATACAGACAGCCGTGAGTGATGAGGCAACCGTCGAGGGGTTGCGCGACTCCATCGTTAATGCCGTTGGTGGATTCATTGAGCGGCTTGAAGCTCGGCAGGCAGAAGTTAAAGAAAAAGTAAGAAAGAGCGCAGAAGAATTAGCAGCCACAATGGAGATAACAGAATGAGCTATTGGAACCCTATCTATGATTACCGCGTTAAGGACAGTCTTGATCGCTATGACGCAAAGAAAAGGCTTATGGGCTATGAGCTCATGGAAGAGTTTGAGGCTATTGCTGGCGTCTTTAACGATCTTAAAGGCGACGCAGATTCCTTAGATCCTGAAAGCTTGAAAGGCCCGAAGGGTGATAAAGGCGATGCCTTTGTGTACGAGGACTTTACTCCTGAACAGTTAGAGGGATTGAAGGGTGAGCCCGGAGATGGTGGCGAAGGCGGGGCGCTTCCCGGTGGCACCACGGTAGGCGATACAGCCGCATGGGACGGAACTGCATGGAAAGTAACGTCACAATTATCTGTGCAGCCCGAAGGCGTAACGAGTGTTGGCACTTCGGATTATACGGCCAAGACCTATATCCACGGCGATGTGTACTTAGGCATGTCGGAGAACTTCTATAATACGCCTATTCGCCACAACCCCGACACATGGCCCGGCACAACATTCTGTGGCGGCATGGCAATGGTCGGCAGCTATATCGAAGGTTCATCCCTAGAGCCAGCCGATGATGCTGAAGCGGCAGACAAGCGGCTTATAAGGCTTCGCGCTTTTGAGAAAGATGCGGCGCTTGATATGACGGACAACCCTATCTACGGATTGTGTGATCCCGATGTAGCGCAATGGACATCACTGCGATCACAGATGCCTCCTACGATGGATTGGGTAGAGCGTAAGCTGGTGGGTATTGGCTCTGGTGGCACAGTTGCGGCACCTAAGATTGTCGTTGGTGCGACGGGCACTGATCCCAACACACTCTACTTTGTGGTGTAACCATGCCTATCTATAGGGGTAGTACAAAAGTCGAGGTCGGTCAGTTAAAGATTGGGGATCAGGACGTTAAGGAAGTTTACCTGGGGGCCACGAAAATATGGCCCGAAGCGGTAGCGCTAAATCCCGCTCTTAATCCTACGTTCGGTCAATATGCTGGCATCGTTGGTGGCTGGCGCGTTCCTGTTGCCAACTATGACGCATCGTTTACTTGGGCAGTGACAACAACAGCGGGCGCAGCAACCATCAATGGCGGGGGCTTGGTTGAAGTTACAGGGCTTGCTGATAGTCAAAGCTCCACGATCACAGTGACTACCTCTAAAGCGAACCACCATAACGGATCGGGCAGCACTCAGGGCCAAGCAAACGATGCAGCACCTCCACCACCACCCCCAGAGTTGAACTTCGATAACCCCAGTAATGGCGGGTATCAAGGCGGCGGTACGTTTATCTCATACTCAGCGATGGGATCAGGCGAGGGCAGTGCAGCAGATTGTTCAGGTACAGCAGTGATTGGCTGGGACGTTAAACACGCTGGCGGCATGGTTGCAGAAAGTGTTGAGACAAAGACGGTGCCTTGCACATTCTCGGATTCGATGTACGGCGGGGTAAGCATCAGCATTGAAGGTTCGCCTAGTACCAATTTGAGTACATGCCACATGGAAGGCTCTGATGGTGGTCGGCTGTTAAGGAAGCGGATCATTCAAGCCACGGTGAACAACCCTAACGGAACGGTGAGTACGTTTAGTTCACTGACTAATTGGCAGAGTGGCGTTCTGAGTGACTGTTAATAGGAATTGAAGATATGAGAAACCCAATCATTGCACTATCCATTGGAGCCGTACTTGCGGGATGTACCTCTGCGGAACAGAAGCAGGATTACAGAGATGCACAGGTACAAGTCATTGGAGCACAGGTATCTGGACGAACTGAACAGGACAAGGCTAACGCCTCGGCGAGGGCCGCTCTATATCAGGCTATGGCAGAGGTTGCTAAAAACGCCCCGGACTCAGCAGATGCTATCGCGGTGGCAATGGCAGTGGCGTCGGTTCAAGAGGAAGCGGATTCCTCTGGAGCAATTGTTCAGCTTCATCGAGAGCAAAATGAAGCTATAGAAGTCGTTAAGGCCGTTGCACCAGCACTAATTACCACCGTTGGGACAGTCGCCGTAGCGGGTTATCAAGCAAGCGTAAGCAAGAACAACAGTGACAATGCCGCTAGGGTCGCCATAGGTGACGCGACCACGGACGCCGACGTAATGCGAAGCGTCACTAACATGGCCTCGGTTGGATTAAACCGTGAAACAGTAAGCGTAGGTGGAGATTACACAACCGTAGGGAACGACATGGATCAGTCAGTAACAAACACCACGAGCAGCACAGAGACGAGCAGCGTCACTAGCACAGAAACTAGTAGTGTCACTAGCACATCGACCACAACGACCACCACAGACAGCAATAACCAGACTACCTACACAACAACAGAAGGTACGAACGTCGATCTAGCGGACATTGAGGCCCTTCTAGGGGCTGGTCTACGGGTCACGGTCATCATTGATGGAGAAGAAGTCGAAGTAACGCAGTGCGATGACACGCTGACCTTTGGTGGAGGTTGCTAAATGACTGGCATGTTGACTAGCGAAGAGGATCAGATTGTAAACGAGGTGATGTACAACATTATCTCTGATGCAGAGCGGTCATCGCAGGTATCGGGCTTGTATGGCGGGGGTTATAGCCACGATAAAATGCCCGGTCGTGGTCAGGAGATAGATCAATCTAACTCACCGCAGAACTATGGCGGTCAAATGACTCGTGCCCAGCTTGAGGGGGAGTACGGGACTGACCAGTATTTACAATCCACGTTTGGCAGCTTCGATAACTACATGGCGTACATGGGTGAAGCCAGTGGAATGCTAGGGCAGCAGAACTGGTGGGATGCTACAGGGGTAGATAAGCGCACAGCAGCCGAGCGAGTCAGTGATTATGAGGGCGCTGGTGATCTTGCCTATAACGGCAATCAAAGTCAGATCAACGATAACCGCCAGTCAGACGCCAATGCTAGGCAGTCAGGGTACAACTCATGGGTGAGCTCTGAAGAAAATCAGGGCTTGATGAACAAGTACGGCATTCAGCAGAAGATCACCGCAGAGAATGGTGATGTCTATGAGTGGTCAGGCAACAACTATATACGCACCTATGTAGCAGAGCGCATGGGTGTGGAGGATGTCGGTAAAGCAGCCATTATTGCTACGGTAGCAGGGGGCTTAGGGGCTGGTTTTGCACCAATGATAGGCGGCAGTTTGGGTCTGCAAGGTGCGGGTGTTGGCGCTTTAAAGGGCGGCATATCAGCGGGTGCTAGCGGATTACTCTCAGGTAACGGTCTTGATGTAGGCAACATAGCAGTCGGCGCTATTACTGGCGGCTTGGGTGGTGGTCTGCTAGAGAACGTAACAGGTATTACGCCCGATAGCGCAGTAGGCGGTGCAATCCTTGGTGGAACAGGCAGTGTTTTACAGGGTGCGGTTGACGGAGACATTGACTTAAAGAACGCATTAATAGCTGCTGGTATGGGCGGCGGTATGAATGTGGTCAGTGACTACTTTGGTGACGCAAGACAATCAGCACTGCCGCAGTTTGAAGGTACAGCCGTAGAGAATACTTCTGACCTGGCAGGACTTGTTGGCCCCGGAGGATTGTTTGACTCGGTTGATAGTGTAGGAACAGGCTGGCTTAACGATAATATCCTAGACCCCTTACTGGGTGCCGCTAAGAACGTCATCATTGACCCCCAAGGCAACCTGTTTTTCCCTGATGAAAACGGGCGTTATAGCTTTGGCGATGGGACTGGCACTACATGGGAAGGATTCCAAAACAACAGAAGTGAAGGTGATGTGTTTGCTGGCTGGGATCAGTCCGTAGACTATGAAGGCGGGTTAAAGCAGTTACTTAGTGGCGAGTCTGAAGTTGCTCAGAATGCCCAAGAGTACGCCCATCTAGAGAACCGATACAACGAGTTTGGTGAGTGGACTGAATCAGATCAAGAGACGCTCGACTATCTTAATTTTCAGATGGATGAAGGCCTTGCTGAAAACTGGTCGGATTATCAAGCGTCATACTACGAAGATCTACTATCTAGAAATGCTAATGCTCTTAGACCTGATGATATTGAGCAGTGGTTAGCTGCCTCAACTGAGTTTGGTCTGCTTCAGAACCAGTCTTATCAGGGTTTGGATGAGCGGTACTGGAAAACAAGCATGGATCGTGACCCTAACTCGACCATGTTCGGTATCTTGCCGATGCCTGTTGAGCTAGGAGGTACTACTGAGAACCCTGTACTTGCCCCATTAACGGAGATTGCAGAGTCAATCAGAGAAAACAATGGCGAGGAATCTAACAGTGAGATTGCTAGCAATGGTAATGGCGATGGCAATGGTAACGGTGATGGTGATGGTGATGGCAGCGGGGATGGTGCTGGTTCGGGTGACGGATCTGGCGATGGTGATGGTAGCGGCGAAGGTCGGTTCCCTGGTGCAGAGGAATGGGTACAGCAAGAAGGCGTACAGGATTATATAAACGAGAACGGACTATCGCAGCCTAACCCAGCCAACACGCTAGCACTTCAACTACTAGAAGCGGCGCTACAAGAGACAGATCCCAACGCACAGCAAGACCTGCTAGAGCAGTATGAGCTTTACAATTCTGATGAGGTTGCTGACAGCGGCTCAGGTTCAGGCTCAGGTTCAGGTACAGGTGTTGGTGAAGGGCTACCACCCTCACAGAACAACAGGCTTAACGACCTCTTAGGCTTGCTGACGTTAGGTGGTGGGTCGGGCGCTGTTAATGACGATACGTTGCCTTCTACGTCTGGTGGTGGCGGTGTGGGAGAGGATTTGCCTACGTCTACGGGTGGCGGTGGTGGTGGTGTTGGTGAGGAACTACCCCCTGCTGGCGGTGGCGGTGGCGGTGGAGGCGGTGGTGCTGGTGGCCTGCTTTCATTAGGTGATGACGGTAGTGACAACCCCTACTGGACGCCTCTTAATCCTTACTCAAAGATTAGCAAGTGGAGGAAAGCCAGAGAGCGGGTATATAACAACATCGAGGGACTGCTGACACCAACAGGTAAGTCACCAGAGTACGCGATGTCCAAGAAGCAGATGACGGAAGAAGGACTACTATCGTGAACCACTTAGAAATGTGCAATGAAGTGCTTATCCGTATGCGCGAGGATGAGATAGAGGATGTCAACGATAGAGACAATGAGCCGCAGCAGAAGCTCGTCGTTAAGTTTGTAGAGGATGCGTACATTCATGTGCAGAAGTCTCACACATGGAACAGCAGCCGAAGAATCTGGTCGATAGACTTAGAGCCCGGACAGAATATTTACTGGCTAGGCGTTAAAGCCGACCAAGCCCAGCTTTACTCAATACGTTATGGGCATAGCGAACGACAGTTGATCGAGGTTAGCCAAAGGGATCTGGCAAGAAAGAAGTATCACGAAGGTGTCCCTGCGTATTACGCGCCCTCACAGATCAGCGGTGAAGATTTAGCGATACAAGTATATCCGTGGCCTGACGATAGCTTTCATTACGAGGCACCGGGTGGCGCAATGTATAACGTGCACGAGTTTAAAATGTCTGAGTATGGCAGTGGTCGCTTTGACTTTGTAGACATGTACAACAATGGCGATATGTACACCGAGGCTCTTTATAATGGCAATGGATCTTATGAAGAGAGGCCTCCAGAGCTACGCCTGATTCTTGAAGGCTACAAAATGGCCCACCTCGATAAGCACAACAACGCAATCATAGACTTACCAGAGCAGCCCGTCCTTTATTACGCCTTAGCACTAGCCTCAAGGGAGCGCGGTGAGGTCGGAGGTCAATCGTCAATAGAGTTATTCGCTCTATCAAAGCAGTATTTGTCAGATGCTATCTCATGGGACGTATCTAATTCCCGAGGTGAGTATCTTTGGGAGGGCGTGTAAATGGCATCACAGTTACGCCAGGTATCAGTTAGATCACCGGGATCAGAGGGACTGAGCTCAGAGATCAGCCCCTTTCAATCCTCTACCGAGTTTGCTCTTAGGGCAGATAACGCAGTGATTGACAGGGTGGGACGCCTTGCTTGCAGGGAGGCGTTCGCTGACCTAATCACCCAATACGATGGGGGTAATCAGAACTATGACGTTGTTCGTCTATGCCAGATACAAGGCGAGGACGCTATCCAGAACGTAGGTCTAGCAGAGTTTGGGCTGTCTGAGTTTTACACAGCAGAGTATTCAGGCTTTGGATTAAAGAACGGTATTAAGGTAGATCAGACCTTTGGGCTCATAGGAGAGGGTGCGCCATTCACTAGAAACAAGGTGTCTCGTGGTGCTATGTCGGACGAGATAAGTAGTGTATCTGACGTTCAGCATACGAGCTATGTGGGGTTCTATCAGGACGGAAATGTACTCAAAACTATAGACGCTATACGGCCTAAGAATGGCCTAACAAACTGCAAAGTATTGACCTTCAACAGAGAGTGTTATGTCTTTTCTAAAGGCGAAGAGGTCATGGTATGGGACGGTACAGAGGCCAGAAAACTCAGTGATACAGACGGTTATTCACCCCCTAAAGATGAGGTCGTTATGGCCCCCATTATTGACGGTGACATTGCTTGTGCTGCCTACGGGAGACTCTGGGTTTCTGGGGTTAATGGGGACTACCAGACCGTCTACTTCTCGGACATGCTTTTGGGACACCAATGGTATGACGGGAGCCAAGAACTAGATGACTGGTTTAACACAGCGGGGATTATAGACGTTGCTGAATTTTGGCCTGATGGTGAGGACACCATTACAGGGATAGCAGCACACAATGGATTCCTAGTTATCTTCGGGCGTAAGTCAATTCTTATCTACTCTGGCGCACAAGGAGATCCAGCGGGTGAGCAGGGGTTAAAGCTAGAGGATGCTATCAAGGATGTGGGACTCGTTAATCAAGATGCTATGTGCAATGTTGGTACTGACCATCTGTTCGTTGATAGCTTGGGCGTTCGCTCCTTGGGCCGTGTGATCCAAGAGAAGTCTAGTCCCTTGTCAGAACCTAGCATGAACATAGCGTCACTCATACGCCCACTGGTGGCGACCTATAGCCGTAACGTCAGACTTCTTCACATGCCAGCCAAGAGCTTAGTGGTGTGTCTATTCCCTGCAATGAGAGAGGCGTATGTCTTTCAGCTAGGGCGACCGTCAGCAACGGGTGGGTTACGTGCAACACGTTGGACAGGCTGTGACTTCTTTGACTCGATCACTGTGCGTACAGAACTCGATGAGAAAACGGTACTGGGTGGCAGAGACTCTAGAGGGTTGTGTGTGTATGGTGGATTTAAGCAGCCAACAGACTACCCGTTTAGATATGAGAGCACGGTGCTTGCAGGTACAGACACCCTATTGCAGACGATGATCCCTAAGTCTACGAGCTATAGCTTCCACGCAAATAAGACACCTTCAGTCTTTAACGCAACATGGGGCTTTGGTGCTGACATGGAATACAGCAGACCCTTACGCAATCCCAAGGGTAAGACAGAGTTTAAGACAGTAACGACATCACTGAATGGTACAGGCGAGATGCTACGAATTGGATTCGATTCCATGATTGAGGGCGATGAGCTCTCGATGCAGCAGATCACACTTAATATATTACTAGGACGAATCATCGTTTAAGGAGCAGGACAATGAGTGTACCGGATTTTATTGGAATTGGTGCCGGAGCCTACAGTGCGTATCAAGGGCTTAAAGATGCCGACGCGCTTACAACCTACGGCAATACGATTAAGGGCGAGCTCAATGCAATGGGCAAGGATCTTAATAGCCAGTCTGGATTTAAGGGCTATGGCGTTACCAGTAATCTAGGTAACACCAGGATAGGCGCAGACGGTAGCGTTGATTTTGGTGTCGGTCAGAACCAAGGGATGATGAATACATCCAATGCCTACATGAATGCGGGTCAGAACTTTATGAACCAGTCCATGCAGTCAACCGCAGGAAGAGAGCAAGAGATTTATGATCGCTCTATGGCTATGCAAAACCCACAACTCAACCGTGCACAAGCCGCGCAACAGGCTCGGGAATATGCAATGGGCAGGGGTGGAATACGTGGGTCGCAGTTCGGTGGAACAGCAGAAGATGCGGCAATGGCAAGAGCTCGCGCAGAGGCTAGCAACACAGCAGCCTTTGGGGCAATGGGCCAAGCACAGCAAGAGCAGATGCAACAAGCCAACATAGCGAACATGTACAACACAGCAGGCAATCAGAACTATCAGACCAGCTTTATGCCTATGCAACAACAGATGCAGTTAATGCAGATGGGACAGCATGGCGCTGATGCCGCACAGACAGGTCAGTTAACCGGGCTACAGTATCTAGCACAGCTAGGACTCGGTGGCGCACAGGTTGATGTCAACGCTAACAAGGCAGCCTCAGAACTCAAGGGGAACATCTATGATTCTATCCTTGATAACGCTGGCGGTATGTTTGATTTCTTAGGAAAAGGTAGCTAATCATGGCGGGAAGCGCACAAGCAGCAAACTTAACAGGCATGTTGAATAACATAGCCGAGACTGTAGGCGAGATGGGCAAGGCTTCGGACTGGACGCACCAGAATATCCGAGACTACTCAGCACCAAAGCTCGATCAAAATGATCCTGACTCAATGCTGAAGTATGCAAAGTATCTCCAAGCTAACGGGCAGCAAGAAGCTGCCATTGCAATGCAGGGTCGGGCAGCAGAAGCAACTCAGCGCAAGAACCAACAGAAGGGGCTTGAGTCCCTATCTAACCTGCGCTCTACGCTGGTCACTAACTATGACGAGTGGATGAAAACACCGCAGGGGAAACAAAAGATTCAAGCTGTGCAAGGAGCTATGGCACAGGTTGCTAACAAGTACGACTTTGACCCGGAGACATTCCAGAATACGTTTGCTTATAACGGTGAGGAGGGTCGCGCCACTAGAGTAGGAGAAGGTCAGGGACAGCAGGCTCTTGATAACGACGCAAAATACAATGCTGAAGATATAAGAATGCAGGAGGGAAGGCTGGCACTGCAAGAGCGACAGAGGCAAGATCAAAATAGACAGTTCAATACGACAGAGACTCGCGCAACCTATGAGTTTGGCGTAAATGCGGATCAGAATTTTAGAGCGCTGGATCTTAGAGAGGCGATGGACAATTCAACGATACTCCGTAACACGGTTCTTAATGATGAGACCTATGCAAACATGGATAGTCAGGCTATTCGAGATGACCTGGCAGTACGTCTTGGTAACGAAGAGATAAGCATGGGTACGTTTACCCGCGTTATGATGAATGACAAAAACATGCGCGAATGGGAGCAGCATCCTATCCAGTTGGCGTTGCTGGAGTCTCAGACAGAACAGGCTATGGCAATGGCGGGCTTCACGAACGCTCAGAAAGATGAGGTTCGTTATAACATAGGCTTTGCGAGAAAGACTGAGGATCTTAGAGAGCAGGCCTTGAAGCTGGACAACCGCCTTACAGGCGCACAGGTCAAGCAGGTTAACTCTATTGCCGATCTTAACACTGCAAAGGCAGACATTGTGCCATTGGAAGGCGCGTATCTTGAGGCGCAAATAGCTAGCACCATTGCTACTGACGAGCTCAATAAAGATAAGTTAAAGCTTGAGCAGAAAAGGTTAGATATAACTAGCGGGATAGAGCAAGCAAAGGTCGAAGTCTTACAGGATCAGTTAAATATAGATAGAGATGTTGCCGAAGCAACGATAGCTCAAGTGCAAGCAGAGACTATTAGTACGCAGATGGCTAACGAGATTGCCGCAACGGCTGCGATAGCAGAACGCACAGCACTGCCACAGCTTGCTGCTGCAAGAGTAGGCCTTAACAACGTAGATCTTACTAGCACTCAGGCTATAGATAACGCAAGGCTGATGTTTGCAAACACGCATGGCGTGGGATCGGTGGTGCATTTCGATACTATCTTAGATCGTCGGTTAGCAACTGCCACTGCAACAGACCAGCTACGCAAAGCAAACCTAGACTACGAGAGCGCTACCCCCGTAACCGCAGAAACCATGAAGTCAATGGGAATGCCGCAGCAAGAGATAGATCGGATTAACGGTCTAAAGGGCGACGAAAGAAACAAGCAGCTTTCTGCATGGATCACAGGAGAGAGAGCAGGAACTAAGATAGCTGAGCCAACGGCTGAACTCGTTGAGCTTTACATGCCGCTAGCAAAGCGCATCAAGATTGAGAACTTTGGCGTTGGCGCGTTTGGGCTTGGTATTATTGATGGTGTTGATGATGACCACCTTTGGGCAGACGCTTCCTTTGCAATGGCCCGTGCTGCGGCATCTGGCATGAGCGATGCAGATATATACTTGGCAGGACAAGCAGCAGCACAGAAGTACAAGAAGGGAGAGGGCTTGAGCAAGAACGGAGAGCAGTCAATGATTACCAATCTTCAAAGCACTCTGGAGGACTAAATGGCTCACGAAGTAAGTAACTTCTTTAGTGGCAATGAACATACCGACGAGGAATACATTGCCGAACTTGAACGGCTGCGAGAGATCGCAGTCCACAAGGGGCGCAAGGATGCTATTGCCGAGATAGACTTTCAACTGGCTGAAAAGAAGCTTCAGGTAAAGGACTCGGAAAGTGTTTACGACGAGACACTTAATGCCACGAGAGCTATCGCTAAGTTCGCATCGCTAGGCATCATTGATGATGACGATATTGCAGGTATGGCGGCGCAGGTTAATCAGTCAACCATTGATTACGAGAAGAAAAGAATCCAAGAACAGGATTACATGGCTCGTGATAACACGGGCGTTCGAGGTGGTGCTTCGGCTCTTGGTGCATTGCGTACCGGGCTTAACGTATCGAGGCTGGCAGGGGCAGGAGCCACTAAGCTGGGTACGTTTGCAAGGCAGGGTGGTGCAGCGGCAGCCGAAGGCGTTATGTCTATGCACAACATGACCGACATGGATTACACATCAAAGCAGGATCTTGTTCAGGTTGTGAATATGGCCGTACTGGCTGGTGGTATTGGCGGTGCTGCTGGTGCTTTGACTATGCGTAATGCCGTGGACTGGGGATCTACTCCCAGCGGTCAGCCGGGGCGCATGACTAAAGAGGGTGGGTACACAGCGTTTGATGATGCTGCTGATGCAGAGCTAGAGAGTCTAACTGCGGCAGCACATGCAGCTAGACCGCAAGTGATGAAGGCAACAAGAGAAGCTAAAGCCAAGATGAGCGAGCCGACTATGGTTCGTGATCCAGACGCAGGGCCATTCAAATCCGATGAGATCGAGGTTAATCCTGTTGAGTGGAATGAGGGGTTCTCTGGGCTAGACAAGGGCATGAGAGAGTACATGGAGCTTCAGCCCAAGCAGGAGTTCTCATTAATAAAAGACAAGCCATGGGATAACGCAGTTCGTCAGAGGGGTGAGAGTCCAGACTGGCGTAATGCAACGAATGCGGGCGAGCTCTTTGAGGCGCTGACTCGTGGGCTAAAGGATCAGTACGAGGACAAGATCACAGGCGTTTCACATCGTTTGATGCGGCGTGTTAGTGAGCAGGTTGGTGGTCGTTATCAGGTGGCTAGTCAAGCGGCGACGATGGAGCTAGCAAGAGACATCCGACGATACGTTGAACCTATCGACAACGTGCTTGAGCTCAACAAGGTTGATCCAAAGTTTCAGGAATTGCTCATGGACTTTGGCGCTGATTCTCCTAGCGTTGGTAGGAAGGAGTTGTTGAGTTATGTCTTTAGAGAGCTGGGCCCAGATGATGCTAAGGCGTTAGACGAATATCTAGATTGGTCACGGCGAAAGTCACACGCCCACTTGAACGCTGTGACAGGCATGAACATTCCCTTTAAGCAGATGCAAGGAAAGAACCACTTGCACACGAAGCTGACGCCTGAAGCCAGAGCAAAGATGGGCAAGGATAATGACAAGATTGATGATTTTGATATGCCTGATGACCCGGCAACAAAGCAGAGAAATCGAAACTGGATCATTAATCCTGACAGGCTTAACCCTAATCCGATTCCTAAAGGCACGGACTATGAGCCTGTACTGCTAACGGATCTTCGTCGGCACATGAACAACGAGAAGATGTCACAGGTTGCTAAAAAGTTTGATATGCCTAAGCCGGGCAAGTTGCAATCATCCAAGGAGTTCTTTGAGGCGCTGACTAAAAAGCAAATAGATCAAGGGATTAATCCTGCGGCAGCAGAGAAAGCTACCGATTGGATGAAAGAGAACATGCTTGCGGAAACAAAGTCTCCCGAGCTTTGGATACAGGCGCTTAACTCTGTAGGCTATGCGGGTTCATTGGCTGGGCCAAAGTCTGCACTGCTTAACCTTCACGATCCATTCATGGGTGCTGCAAACTTTGAGGTTCCAATCAGGGAATTGCCAGGCGCACTCAAGAGAGCATACACAAAGGCGTATCAAGGCAAGGGGTTTGATGCACAAAGGTCGGGCATTGACCAGAACGTAGGTGAATTTACACAAGAGCACATGAATACTCTGAATAGCTTTAACTCTCACAAGACAACGCAGAAGTGGTGGGCAGATAGGACAAGAGATGTCACTGACAAAGCGATGAAGGTGTCGCAGTTTGAGCGTCTTGATCTGTTCTCTAAGAATGCAACGCTTAATTTAATCCACGAGCAGTTTGTGAGAGAGGCAAAGTCTGGTGCGCTGAAGAAGAACTGGGGCTTTTACCTAGACCCTAAAGATTTCTCAAGGCTAGAGAACGCACTTAAGAAACACGGAAGCGATGCCAGTAAATACAAGGGCAAAGACTGGAAGCTGTTAGAAGATATGGCGTTTGCTGCGCTGGGTCAGCAGCAGTTAATCAGTAGTGCAGGTAGATCTGCGGCATGGGCAAGGAACCCTAACCTGCGTCCTATGTGGGCGTTACGAGGGTTTGCAACTCAGCAGCAGGGCGTTGCAATGAAGAAGATACTTGATGCTATTGACGAGGGAGATCCTAAAAAAGCCTATCGCTACCTTGGAAACTATGCCGTGATAGCAGGAACGTCGTTTGGTCTGCTTAATGAATCTCGTCAGTGGTTAATGGGTGACGGTAACTTTGAGCTCAAAGGTGTATTGATGGGCATGGCAGACCAGATTGTCTCTACCGCTAGCGTGAACACCATTGGTCTTAATGATTACCAGTGGGGCAGGATGATGGAGAACGGTATAGCGATGACGTTCATGGAAAGCCTGGTGCCAATTGCTGTGGATGTGCCTATGGGTATTGCTGATGATGTTATTGAAACGCTTGACGGTAATCAGGGGCCGCTGTTCCCGCTTGCCAACCTTCCGATCATCAAGCAACCCATTACTTTTGGCAAGAATATGAATGAGAACATAGCGCAAAGCATAGAGGCTGCAACGCTAGGCAATGTGGATGTGCGTCCGTACTACAACGATCCCCAAGAAGAGGTGATGAAGAAGATGGGCATGTTAAGACAGAGGAATCAATAAGGGACTTCAGCTTCCATAGCTTTAGCACGGGCCTTGAGTTCATCCTTGAGGTCTGTGATCTCTTGGCGAGGACGCTTGCAGATCTGGTGCTTGGCATTCACCATATCCTCTACCCAGTCAATGCCATACATAGCAACCATGTACATAGTGTAGTCATCGGCGACACGTTCGGGTCGGTACTTGTTACAGGACACACACTGAGGATGGATGTTCTCCTCTGTGACCTTGTGCACAGTCCACGTTCGTGAGATCCAGTGACCCCCCTGCATGCTCTTCCAATGATCCTGCTTGTTACAGGTGACACATCGAATAATGGGGGACCTGTCATGGATCGCTGCCTTCATCCTGACAATCTTCTGCATGAGGACAGCACACTCGTCTAATAGTTTAGCGTTCGTCTTTCGCTTTCTAACGGCCACTTTGTTTACCCCTAGTGTTTGTACACATAAGTCTCTAATGTCCCGTGAGCGTCGATACAGGAGCTCTGAGAGGGATGTTAGTTGGATCATACTAGTTCATGCTGTGGAAAATGGACAACAACACCCGTTACTTCGGCTACTCTATTGAGCATGGCATCGAATGACTGGGTGAGTTCTTTGGTTTCTAGGTCTGCCGTTGATGTCTTGTTGTACATGGCTCGTATAACAGGGCGGTACAGTAATTCCTTAACGGACTCCTCGGTGTAGGGGATCTCAAGTGCAGCGTTGAGGGGGTGGGGTATGCCGAACCCTGCATCGTTGAGGGCTTCAGCAAGATTCCTAAAGCACAGGTGAGCAGCACGGTTCTGTTTGTTGGTTCGTCCTCCGCGTTGAAGGGCATAGATCCACTCCTTATTTTCTTTGACCTGGGTGTGAATGAAGGTGCAGAAGAACTCGGCTTGCGTCTTATCTTTGACGACCCATGATTGCCCTGTCATAGCACTGGCTTCAGTACGCGGCGAGAACTTTGGCAGAATCCACGGCTATTCTTGTGCTGCCACAGGGGGACACGGCCTTCGAACTTCCCCCCTCTTTGCTTATCAACTAGCACAATGAGGTCGGGATCAGTGTCGTCGTAGTCCATGCCCTCGTTCATAAGGTGCGCTTTCTGCTTGTCGTGCCACACAATGAGTACGTTCTGGCAGATGTTCGCTAAGTTACTGGAGCCCATTGCAGAGTACTTGTCGGGTATCTGCTCTTGGCCTCGGGCTCCTTGAGGCTTACGGCAGTGGTGGACTAGGATGATGGCAGTCTCTTGAGATTTGCAGAGGGCTTGGATCTGTTGGCTAAAGTCTTTCTCCGCACCGTAGTCCTCACCTTCTAATCCGCACATCATTAGGGCGTCGAGGATAATAAGATCACAGCCCCGGTCATGGGCAACACTGACAAAACTCAGGGCATCCTCTGGCTCAATGGCGTCTACCCTGTCGTAAATATCTAGCTTACCCTTGCACCAGTTAAAGAATTTCTCCTTCCACTCAACGGATGGGTTGCCTGTCGTTGAGGCAATGTCCATGAGTGCCACCATGATCTCAGGCTTGGTGAGCTCAAGGGATGCGAGAGCTACTTTCTTTCCTTGCTGCATGGCAGACAGGATCATCTGTGCTGTGATCGTAGACTTGAAGTGTCCTGAATAACCTACGAGCATCGTTAATGTGGCAGGCTTTAGATCAAACCTAGACTCAAAGGCAGACCATGGCATCTGAATGCCGTTGTCTTGTTGTCGTGTCTCCCACTCAAGGTGTTCAGCAAACCCTTCGCTAGCGCAGACAATATCGCTATGAGCTAAGTCTTTAATCTTCTCGATGACACCAGCATCACGCCAGTCAATAGCTTGATTCATTAGAAGTCTCTCGTTGGTTGTACGTAAGTGGGTTTCTTTGATGTTCCGTTGCCTTGGAACTTCTGCTCTCGCTTGTCGTAAGTGAGAAACTTTTGCTTCCAATTCTTAACGGGGTTGCCATGCATGTCGTGCCATTCACCAGCGGAGTAGTAATCAAAGAACTCTTTAGGGCAGGCGACAGCATTCTTTTCCTTAGCGTAGGCAATACATTCCTCTAACGTAGGGGCTACAAATGGCTTCTTGCGGGGGCGCTTACTCTCTTTATCTTTATTACTCTCTGTATCTTTAGGAATCTCTGTATCTTTAGTAGGTCGGTTTATCCGTGAGGAAGTAAAACCGTCAGGTGGACTAACCGTACTGTGGGAAACCCGACTCTTGGCTTCAACGCATAGACGCTTGCCAATGATCTGCCCCTTGTCATTACGGACAGTCAGTACATACACCACACCTAGCGCCTTGAGATCTTCCATGGCTCTCTGGTAACGGTCACGCCCTATGTCGAAGTGCTCCATCAGGTGAGCTCGACACGGCACCCAGTTGGCTGGCTTGGACATGAGGTAGCAGTACATCCCAAGGGCAACGGGGTTCTTGATTGACTGCACAACCTCTCTGGAATAGATGTCGTAAGGTATATCCTCTTTGAAGAACTCGGTCTGGGTTCCCTTGTTAATCACTCAGCGTTTCTCCTTTGGATCATGGCGTCGAACTCGTTGATAAGATCCTCTGTTTCTAACTTCCTGCTCTCCAGCAAGTGAAAGGCATGGCTCGTGTCACTGGTTTTGCCGAGCTCATTGCAAACAAAATTAAAGTAGACGTTCAAGATGTCGTACAAAGCACTAGCTTGGTGTTCGCTAAGGGGTAGATTCATTGGTTGTTCTCCGTAGGGGTTGCTTGTTGGCGTACATGATCGACCCAGCCGAACTCCTTGCCACCATTAGCTGCGGCAAGCTTTGCTCGTTTACGGTCTTGGTTAGAGAGGGAGGCGTCGGCGTTCTTAGCAAGATCTACCACATAGTCGTCGACAGTCCGGGGTCGGAGCTTGTGGTCGCTCACGATGGAGCGGTAGTTAGATGATTCTGGAAACAGGGCATCCCAGTCCAGACCAACGGCAGTCAGTACATCAAGGGATGCACACCCTGCTTGACAGAAGATCAGGGTGCGACCATCAGGCATGAGGGAAATGTAAAGACTGGGATCAGAGTCGGAGTGTGCAGGACAGCACGCTTTCCAACGGTTAGGCTTTATTTGTTTAACTTTGTCCAAGCGCGACAAGAGGGTTTCGGTGTTACTATGATCTGACTGATGGGTGCCGTAATTATTCATGGGTTTCCTACTGGGTTAGGAGGATAGTGTGTTAGTCTACGTGCTGCTGGTCAACTAGGGCGGCCCGTAACTGCGCTAGTTTTGGTAAGAGGTCTGGGTTACCCACCAGCACCACTCAAGTTTACGGTAGTTTCTATATCATTTAGCAGAAACGTACTAAGGTCTTGCTCTAGTTCAAGCAGCATTCCGTACTCTAAAGAACCTGGCTCATCTTTGATATTGCGTAGAGTTTCCGAGACTAGCTTACTAATTATTATTGCTTGGTACTTGTTTAACTCCACCGCAAAAGACTCCGTAAATGCTAATGAATAGGGGTCATTAACTATACCTGAGTGTCAATAGTTAGCAAGGTCATTCTTACAAAAGTGCGTCAAAGCCCTGCATATGTCACAATATGATAAAGATTTGCATGAAGTTGCTAGTCTTTTTGTACTAGATTTGACTCCGCTTTAGATTGCATTTTACACATGGCGATAGTAGGCTATCGGTGAGTAATAAATACCCTTACGGAATACATCATGCGACCTTCAGATACCTTGGCGGTAAACCTAAAGACCTTCTTTGAAGCGAACGATCTGACAACAAACGGTGTGGCTACAAAGACAGGCGTATCTCAAAAAACAATTTGGGTATGCGTCAATGGCACAGTAGCCCCATCCGTTAATGTTGCCCAGGTGGTAGCCGATGCAGCTAAGCTCGATGCCTTCTCGCTCTTGCGTCAAGAGTTTACGGCAAAGCAAATCAAGAACTCCAAACGCGTCGGTGAGCTCGCAGACAAACTCATGCTATTGAATGTCGAGCAGATCCGAATGATTGATGAGATGGTCAGCGGGCTCCTGAAAAACTAGTCATATCATAGTTGACATAACCCCAAAGAACCCCTAAACTGTGGGTGAAGTGGGGATAAAACCGTTTATCTCTAGTCATAACATACTCATTACGGAGAGATTCTTATGTCAGATATACCCAAGGTCATTACTGATCTACTCAAAGAGGCAGGGCTCACAGCAGCGCAAGCCTGTTGGCAGTTGCCACAAAACAAACGTGTCTGGATTGTTAATCACAAGTCGCTTGAGAAGCTGGCGGCAATGAAGAACATCTACTACACGGACTGCAAGGTAGAGCTCGCTGATTCTACAAACAATTGCTATGCCGTTAGCGTGGTCGGTCACTTAGGTGATCGCAGTGAGTGGTCTATTGGTGAGGCGTCATCCGGTAACGTCAAAGGACAAGGTGCTTACTACTTTGCTATGGCAGAGAAGCGCGCCAAGGACAGGGTGATCCTCAAGCTACTAGGACTACACGCGGATGTGTACTCAGAGGAAGAGGCTGACGATTTCAAGGATGCCAAGCCAGTAGGTGACGATCTGCTCATCGAGCACAACGCAGCAGCCCGTGATAACTGGGTAAGCATTGCCTACATAAAGGGCTACATGGCAAAGGAAGATTGGGCAGCGGCAGCAGAAGCCTACGCTGAGATACCCAAGGAGCACCGAGATATTTTGAACATCGCTCCCTCTAAGGGGGGCATGTGGACAACAGACGAGCGCAAACTGTTACGTCCTGATGGTGAAGTACAGCGCATACTAACCCAAGAGTTACGGGAGAACGCAGCATGAGTAGAAACCCAAACGTACAGGACAACACCGCTGTCTTGTTTAAGAATCCTAACTACACACCTGAGAACAACCAGCCCTATTACAAGGGTGAGGTTGTGATGGATGGGACGCAACGCAACCTGTCTATGTGGATACGTGAAGCCTCTGGTGATGGCAAGATGGAAGCGGGCACCAAGTTCCTTAGCGGGAAGCTTGATGACTGGCAGCCTAAGCAACAGCAGAAGCCGAAGCAGGATTACCAGCCCACTCAATCATTCGGGGATGTACCCTTCTGATGGATCAGATCTTTAATGACGAACAGCTAAAGCAATTGTTTGGTTGCGATCAAGGCAAGAAGTTATTGGAGCTCATGCAAAGACAGAACCTCCGATACTTTGTCACCCGTGAGGGTAAGCCTTGGACAACACTGGCCGCGATGAACGATGTTCTGATAGGCTCAGGCAATGACAACCAACAAGCTGCCTCCTTCGGTAGTCCGCGATAAACAACGGGGTGTGTACCTCCGTGAGTACCTTGGCAGAGTCGAGGGAAAGCGGAAGTACGGGCCTCGTGTTCATCTCTGCCCCTATGATTCCCCTGTCTCTCTTATCTGGCGAAGGTATGAGGAGATCCAACTCGCGCCCACACTCACAGTGGCGTGGCTATTCCGTGTGTTCTTTCAGTCTCGTGATTACCTAGAGCTAAGACCCAAGACCCAGCTATCCTATGACGACAGTGCGCGTGTGTTCATGCGCCAGGTTTCTGATGGGGGCACAGCCGTGCGTGATCTTCAGCTAAAGCATTTGACCGAGCGCTCACTGCGCCAGTACCTAGACACTTACCCTTACAAGGTTGCTGCTAATAGACAGATGGCAGTGCTAAGTTCGGCGTGGTCATGGGCTAGGCAACGGTATGATGTGCCAGAGAACCCGTGTCTTAACGTCAAGCCTAACAAGGAGAAGGCAAGGGATCGGTACGTGTCCGACCAGGAGTACGGTGTTGTTCTGGAGCGTGCATCTTCGTGGCTCAAGGTAGCTATGGAGTTATCTTATCTGTGCCGGGCGAGGGCCAGTGAAGTGTACGGGCTACGTCGAGAGGACGTTACATCGGAAGGACTGCGGTTGGATAGGGGTAAGGGTAGTTTGTCGGAGATAACTGCATACCATCCACGGCTGGTGCAAGCGTTGGACATGGCATACGAGTTGCCGGGGGAGAGTGAGTACCTAGTGCGAAGCAGGACAGGCCACATCACGAAGCCCGCACATGCCTCGGCGTGGCGCAGGGCAATGGCGAAGGTGGACAACCCCTTCACTTTCCACGACCTCAAGGCCAAGGGTCTTACTGATATGTCCCAAGTCCAGACCGCATGGGCGGGGCACAAGAGTGGGAAGATGCTCGATGTGTACATACGCAAGCCTAAGATTGTAGAGATTAAGTACGGAATGACTAAGACAACATGACTGTCATCCCCGCTGTCATCCCATCATCCATAAAAAAAGAGAGCCGAAGCCCTCTAAGTCGTTGATTTAATTGGCGCGCCTGGAGAGATTCGAACTCCCGACACCCTGATTCGTAGGCAATAAGTCACGCCTTACTTATCAATGACTTAGCTAGATTCTGTCAGCCCATAGCATAGACCGGAGAGCTATGTTCTACGTGGAACTTTGTCGTTGTCATCCCAACCTTATCCCCTAGATATAAGCATTATCATTCTAGTATGATGTGTGCAGGAGGGTGTTACCAATGTCAAAAGGTTCACAGATATTTCAGCAGTTACTCATGCGTGGCTTTCCACCGGAGACAGCAACCCGCATTGTTAGTGGCGAGCTCCCGATGGAGAATGCACAGCGAGTAGCCAGAGGACAAGAGCGCTTTGATATGAACGAGTCTCTGTATCATGGTGGTTCTTCTGACTTTACTGAGTTTGATGCGGACATAACCAGTAGCTATGGCGACTTTGGCAAGGGCATATACATGTCCGACAGCCACCAAGAGGTGAGTGATTTTTATGCTGGCCCGTCTGAGTTTAGGCAAGCAAAGATCCCAATGCAGGAGCAAGTTAATGCCCAGCGACTGCAACAGCTTAGTCGAAAGGAGCTTATTGAATACGCAAAGAGCATGACATCCCCTAGAGCTAAAGAGTATTTGGCTAGAGAGGCAGAGCATTTTCCACTGTCAGACACAGGCACAATCGTTAAAGAAATTGCAGAGATTGAGGCCAAAGATAAGCTCAAAGGAAATCATGCGGGTGCTATGTATGAGCTGGTAATTGACAAGTCAGGTGTTGTTGACATCAAAGAGCCTATCATCAGTGCTGAAGAGTCAGTTGAATACTACGAACTAGCCCGTCAAAGATTAGATCAAGCAAGTGATGAGATGATTGAGTCGATGTTTGATGGTACCCCCACTGAGGATGACCTAGAAGATCTGCTTGATTACTACGCCGCTGACTTTGCTCGTGAGCTCAATCCAGCTGTTAATAAGATCACTAAAGATGCTAGTGAGATGGGCATTGAATTAAATATTTATCCGGGAGAAACAAACTGGGCAGACATACGGCATGATATAGGCGCTCATCTTGAAGATGTAGAGATGCCACTTCGAAAGCGTTCGAATACTTTAAATGAATATTACGATTTTGCTGACGGTGATGAAGCTTATCAAAAGCTGCCAAAGAACTATGACTTTGACGATGGTATAGATCCGCTTCGGGAGGGAGCTATTACTCAGGAGCTTATGAAGGGTGTAGGTATCAAGGGTGTAAGAGACACCACTGCGCCCGACAGGTTTGCCAACATGACTGTTGATGAAAGCCGTGGCGTTCACACGATCATGTTCCCCGGCAGTGAGAATCAGATCCGCTCACCACAAGCAGCCTTCGATCCTAATTACAGAGGCGGCAACATGCTAGGCAATGCGGAGACTGGCTTGCTCACT